GGCTCAGCCGATGCAGGTGTAAGTGCTGCAAACCTTATGGGCGGTTTCGGTGCGCTTCCTGGCTTTGCAAACGGAGGAAACCCGCCGGTAAACAAACCCTCGATTGTCGGGGAACGCGGTCCCGAGCTATTCGTCCCACGTACCAGCGGAACGATCATTCCGAACGGCGCCATGGCTGGCGAGACCGTCGTGAACATCACGGTCAACTCCAACGGCAGCGGGAACACAACATCACGCGGCGATAATTCGGGTGATGCAACACGCCTCGCCAAGATGATTGAAGCTTCCACGCTCGCGATCATCAACCGCGAGAAACGTCCAGGTGGCGCCCTGAGGTAATCCATGCCGGTCAACTGCAACCAAGCAATCACCCTGACCAATCTTTGCGTCACCCCCGAGGCAAAGAAGTCCGTATCGTTTCGGACGCTCCAGCAGCAGTACGGCGACGGCTACATGGCCCGCCGCCAAGACGGACTCAACCCCGTCAACTACACCTGGGACGTCAGCACACCGCTGATGCCTATAGACGAAGCACTGGCATTCGAGAACGAGCTGATCGCCAACGGCACGGGTTTCTTCAACTGGACACCCCCCGACCGCTCCAGCGAAGAGACCTTCATCCTTGATCCGGTCGAATGGGAATGGACCTGGGGCAGTGACAGCATGGCGTCAATCAACTTCACGCTGAAGCGCTGGTACAGCTGATGGCTGACGACAGAACTTTCAGGGACAGTGCCGACCTTCAGGGTCTCAGCGGTGACACGATCGTCGAGTTGTTCGTGCTGGATCTCCAGTCAGCCGACTACGACAACAGCGTTCCAGACGAAGACCGCTATGTCTTCTTCTGTAACTGGCGGATAGCTGACGGTCGCCCTGTGTTCTTTGGCGGTCAGGAGTACATCGCCATCCCGTACAAGGCGGAGGGGTTTGAGATCCGCAACGAGGGTGTGCTGCCCAACCCGACGCTGACGATCGGCAACATCGGCCTGGAGTTCACCTCGCTGGTCAACAGCTTCGACGATCTGCTGGGCATGACGGTTTATCGCCGCCGCGTGCTGGCCCGTCACCTCGACTCCGGCAGCAACCCCGACGTCAACGCCCGCTGGCCAGATGAGACCTGGTTCGTGCAGCGCAAGGCGTCCGAGTCAAAGCTGTTGGTGACGTTCGAGCTGTCGACGCCGTTTGACCTAGATGGGCTGACGTTGCCCAAGCGCCGTGCGTTGCGTTACGCCTGCCCGTGGCTGTATCGCGGTGCCGAATGTGGGTACACAGGCGGTCCAGTCGCTAACGAAAAGGATCAGCCAACAACGGACCCCGCACAGGACAAGTGCGGCAAGCGGGTTTCAAGTTGCAAGCTGCGTTTTGGCGGCAGTAACGATCTCCCATACGGTGGGTTCCCAGGTTTAAGCCTTTGAACTGGTTGTCACCCGAAGAAATGGACTCAATCCGTTTCTTGTCCTGCGCCATCCCCGACAAGGAGAGTTGCGGGTTTGTCCTTACAAACGGGTCCGTTGTCGTGGTGGAGAACACTGCGAACGACCCGGTCGACGAGTTCGCAATTAGCCCCGACGACTACCTCAAATACGAGGGACGCATCAGGGGCGTCTGGCACTCCCACCTCACACTTTCGGGCTTCAGCCAGCTCGACCAGCAGGTGCTGTCGGCGGACATCCTTCCGTGGGCGGTGTACTGCATGGGGGACGACACGTTCCATCAGTGCGACCCCGAAGGCAGCGCACCCCTACTGGGCAGGCCGTTCGTTTTCGGTGTCTACGACTGCTACAGCCTGGTACGCGACAAGCTGACCGAACTGGGGGTAGACCTGCCCGCCTGGGAACGGGGGAAGTGGGGCGAATGGAACACGCCCACATTCAGCGCGTTCGACGACACATGGAGAAGTGTGGGTCGCCCCGTAACCAACGGCCGCTACCAAGAGGGAGACATCCTGCTGCTGAACCTGGGTGACTACGCAGGCCACACAGACCACGTTGGTGTATTCACTTCGCACCGCATATTTATCCACCACGCAGTGGGTCAACGCAGTCGGGAGCAGGTCTTCGGGAGCTACTGGTCGCGCCGTCTAAACTGGGTTGTCAGACCAAACGAACTGTGGAACGACTCCGAAAAGTCAAACTTCTAGGAGCCGCAGGGCGTAAGTTCGGTCGTGAATTTGAGATTGCAATAAGCAGCCCCGCTGAAGCATTCCGCGCACTGTGCGCCCTCTGCCCAGAACTCCGTGGTTGGGTACTACAACAACACGACAAAGGAGTTGCCTGGCGCGTCGTAACTGACCGCGCCGAGGGCACAGCAGAGGACGAACTCACAATGGAGACTGGTGCGACGACGATCGTTTTTGCACCACAGGTTCAGGGCTCCGGCGGCGGCGGTTTTGGGCAGATCGTTGCGGGCGTGGCACTGATCGCCGTGGCGCTGTTCGTCCCAGCCGCAGTTTTTGGACTTACATCCATGCTGGGCGTCGGCCTGCTGGGCGGCGCTTTGGTACTCGGCGGCATCGCGCAGCTGCTTACACCCACACCTGTACTGAAGGAGCAGAAGAAAACAGGCGAGCAGGGCAGCACCGAACTCGAATCCAACCTCTTCACCCGCAACTCAGGAAACGGTGCGCAGGGGGAGGTGGTCCCAGTGCTCTATGGGCAACGACGCATACCAGCTCCTCGCGTTGTCTCCTTCGACCTACGTCTCTTGCCTAAGTCGAGGCAAGTGAATGTTGCGGGCACCAACGGCCTGCTGGGTTACGTCAACCAACAAGATCTCTAATGACTTACATCTACGGCGCTGGTGGTGGCGGCGGCAACAGCGGCAAGCGGCAAAAACAGAAGGAGGCCCCCAGGCCACAGATCACCCAAGACGATCCAGAGCTTCGGTCGATCAGCTTTGCGCAGATGCAGTTCATGCTCTGCGAGGGCGAGGTCGAAGGCCCAGCATTCGGCAACACACAGCAAGGACTGGAGCGCAGTGTCTTTCTGGACGACACCCCTGTTCGTGACGCGGCCGGGAACGTAAGCCCCCAGCCTGAGGATCTTGTCTTCAGCTGGGGCCGCCCGCACAGCGAACAATCCGGTGTGCCATCTTTCAGCCGTGTCAGCAACACAATCGGCGTCGACACCCTTGTCGAATTTGGCACCCCCGTAAGCCAGGGCGTCACCGCTGACGTGGTTGGTGGGCAGTACTACGCCCGAGTCCTGCTCACCTGGCAATCCCTCTACGTACAAACCGTTGACGGGGAGAGGACTTCAGGCAATGACGGCGACATCAGAACCTGGGTCGTTAAGTACCGCATCCAAGCAACGGACAGCCTCGGCACTGTTCGCACCTACTTCGACGGGGAGCTGGAGGGCAAGTTCAGCAGCAGCTTCCAGAAGGCGCATGAGTTCCCCCTGGAAGGTGTAGGACCAGACTGGACCATCACGGTCACCAGGCTTAGCGAAGACGACGACGCCGCCGACCCAAATGTTGAAGTCCGCCACAGCGTCTTCAACTTCAGTTCGGTTGTGTTGTCACTGGACCAAAAGTTCAGCTACGCCCACACCTCAATGCTGAGCGTCGGCATCCGCGCTGACCAGTACTCCAGCATCCCGAACGTCTCGGTCGAGATGAAGGGGATGCGCATCCAGATCCCCAGCAACTACGACCCAGTCGCCCGTACGTACACCGGCACCTGGGACGGGCTCTTCAAGATCGGCTACACCGACAACCCTGCTTGGGTGCTGCGGGACATGATTTTGAACGACCGCTACGGCTGCGGTCAGTACATCAGCGACGCCGCTGTCGATAAGTGGAGTCTCTACGAGATCGCGCAATACTGCGACGGGCTAGTGGATGCACCTGGCGGTGGATCGGAACCGCGCTTTACCTGCAACCTGCTGCTGCAAAGCGGCGAAGAAGCCTGGGACGTGCTGCAACAGATCAGCAGCATCTTCCGAGGGATGATGTATTACGCAGGTTCGATGGCAATTGCCGTCCAGGACCGCGACAAGGATGCCATCTACACCTTCAACGAATCGAACACGATCGAGCAGTTCGATGACGGCGGAAAGGTA